GTAATGGAAGGTTTCCTAGGAGCAGGTGGTTGGTCTGATGGTAAATTAACTTATCATACTTCAATTGGTGGTCAATTATCTAAATATTGTGGTGAAGAGAAGGCAATGGAATTATTTGATCAAGTTATAGCTAACTTCAAACGTTTCCACCCTAAACCAGAGGAAGTACAATGTTCAAATCCTATTGCAGAACCAGATTTTATTAAACCATATTTTGGGCTAAGATTATTCCCTGTATGGCACGTTGGTACTGATTATTTACACGAAATAGGTAAAAATTGGTATGACTTTTTAGTAGAAGGTGGTGTAGAATTTATATGGGAAACTAAAGTAACAGCTATTGATTTTGATAATAATGAATTATTTATTGGCGAAGAAGAATCTTTTGTAAATCCAAAAAATTGGCCTATTTCATATGATACACTTATCTTTGGTGTAGGCAAATCAGGTATTGACTTTGGTAAACAATTAGCAGAACAGTATGAATTACCAACTGAACCAAAACCAGTACAAATTGGTGTTCGATTTGAAGCACCACAAAAACACTTCCAGAAATTAATTGATGTGTCTTACGATTTCAAATTATATAGAAAGTATGAAGATAAAGGCGTATCATTACGTTCTTTCTGTACAAACAACAATGCGGCGTATGTAGCAGTTGAAGAAACGTATGGAGACCATTCGTACAATGGACACGCTAAAAAAGATGAAGCATTCCGAAATAATATGACTAATTTTGGAATATTAATGGAAGTACAGGGTATTGATAAACCATTTGAATGGTGTAGGAATTTAGTATCTATTTTAAATACAAATGATACTGGTTTATACTATAGCCCCACTCGTAAACCATCACTAACCTCTGAAGGGGAAAATGTATCAGCATTACCAATTAGCGAATCAGGTATGGATGAAGTAAGAGAAGTATTTGAAGGGTATTTTTCATATATTGACGATTTTATTGAGGATATGAAAAAAATATTCCCAACATTAAAAGACGATTGGGGTATTTATGTACCTGAAGTAAAATATCTATCACCTGAGCCACTTGTCGATTATACCAATCTAGCACTCACCAAATATAGCAACGTCCATTTCGTAGGAGATGCTTTATCAGCTAGAGGTATAACGGTAAGTGGTGCACAAGGGACATATGTTGCTGAAAGTATATTAGGAGAATTAAATTAAATTTCGTATATTATAGACATGAAAAAACAATCAACAGATTGGCCTAAAAGCCAAAAATTAAAAAAAGTAGATGGCACCATTGCTTATATTTGGGATGGTAAGCTACATAATTGGGAAGGTCCTGCTTTAATTCCTGAAGGAATTAGTAGAAAGGGAGAATATTACCTATATGGTATTCCAATGTCAAAAGATGATTGGAAAGAAGCAATATCACAACAATCAGGACTGCCTTGGTATAAAAAACCGGCAGCAAAAGGTGCTAATCATAGAAACTAAAAGATATGAAAATAGGGTTATGTGGAACAATGAGTGTAGGTAAAACTACATTAGTAAATGCTTTAAATGAATTAGAGCAATTTAAAGGTTATAAATTTGCAACAGAACGTAGTCAACATTTAATGTCATTAGGTATTCCTTTAAATACTGATTCTACATTAAAGGGACAAACAGTATTTTTAGCTGAACGATGTGGGGAATTAATGTACGATGATATTATTACAGATAGAACGATATTAGATGTTATGGCGTTTACCTTAAATGCTAAGTCAATACCCCACCAAGATAAGGATGCGTTTGAAGTATATGCTAGCGAATTTATTAGAGAATACGATTATATATTTTATATATCTCCTCATGGGATAGAAATTGAAGATAATGGTATACGTGAAACCGATGAACATTATAGGGATTTAATTGATTTTACAATTACTACACTTATTAAAAGACATGGTCATAAAGCGGGTAAAATAGAAAAGATATCCGGATCTACAGAGGAGCGAATTCAACAAATATTGAATATTACTAGTCTTTAACATATTTATAATAAAATCTAATAATAATATTAAATCTAATGAAAAGATCTGAATTAAAAGAGTTTATAAAAGGGGAAATAGTAACATCACTTTCTGAAGCATCTCCCGAAGATGTTGATAACCAAAAGGAATTAAATAAAGAACTTGAAAAAACAGCTAAATTAAGTAAGGATTTAGGTTTAGAAGAAGCTAATATTGGTTTAGCCGATTTAGAAGAAATAGGATACACTGATGGAGACAAAGCAGTTGCTATGCACTTTAACCATGATGTAGTTGGTATTAACAATGACGTTGATTTCCAAGCTTATAGAAATGGGTTTTTTAAGGGAGTAAATGATGCTACTATAGGGTTTAGTTTAAATGAAGAGGCTGGTGATGATGATGATGTAGACGCAAAAGCAATTAAAGCAGCTAAAGGAGCTAGGGGTAAACATAAAAAATTAGACCTAGCAGTTAAAGCATTAAAAAATATTACTACTGAGATGAAATCATTAGCTCGTGACTATAGTAAAGCAGATGGTGTTGAAAAAGAAAAAATTAAGGACAAATTAAAATTAAAAACTCCTAAAAAGAAAGAGCTAGAAGCTTTAGTTGCTAAATTAGAAAAAGATGTCGTCTAAAGAAAGATTTTTATACCTTGCTATAGCATTTTTTGGGGTCTACTATTTAATTAATATGTACTCTTCAAATGAAGAAAGCTATGTATTTGAGTATAACAGCAAAATAGATGCATTAGAGTCTAAAATAGATTCACTACATAACATAAATGATGGTTTAGAATATAAAATAGATACATTAAACCAGAAAATATTTAAATTAGATAAGGCGATTTATTTACAGAATAATAAGATTATCACATTAAAAAAACAAACAAATGAAAAAATTAATGCTGTTGATTCTCTTAACGATGACGAGCTTACTAGGTTTTTCACAGAGCGTTACAAACGATACCTCGATTCAATTAAAAAAACCAATAGTAAAACTCGTAATTAAAGACCTAATATTGGGTGATGGGCTTAAAAAAGAACTATCTCTTGTATCAACTAAAGTTTTTTTATTAGAAAATAAAATTGTTTTAAAAGATAGTACTATTAATAATCTTAATTCCCAAATTACTAATTTTAATTCTATATTGTTTAATAACAATAACCAATTTAAATTATCACAGGAATTAAACAAAAAATTAAAGTTATCATTGAAGAAACAAAGACTTAAAACCAAATTAACAGGAGGTGTAGGTATAGTAGCTATTGTTGGCGTAATTCTTTTACTAAAATAACAATGGCCGATATAAAAAAAGTAATACGTCAGGAATATTTAAAATGTGCTACAGACCCAATACATTTTATGCGTAAATACTGTTATATACAGCATCCACAACGTGGTCGCATACAGTTTAATCTGTACCCATTTCAAGAAAAAGTATTAACGTTATTTCAAAATAACGATTATAGTGCTATATTAAAATCTAGACAATTAGGTATATCTACACTAGCATCAGGTTATTCTCTTTGGTTAATGACTTTCCATAAAGATCGAAATGTATTAGCATTAGCAACTACACAAGCAACAGCAAGAAACTTAGTAACAAAAGTACAATTCATGTGGGAAAATTTACCCTCATGGTTAAAAGTAGATGCTGCCGAAAATAACAAATTATCATTAAGATTTACTAATGGTTCAAAAATACAAGCAAAATCTTCAAATGCTGATGCAGCACGTTCGGAGGCAGTATCTTTATTGATAATTGATGAAGCAGCTTTTATTGATAACATTGCTGAGACATGGGCATCTGCACAACAAACCTTAGCAACAGGGGGTGGTGCAATCGTATTATCAACTCCCTATGGTACAGGTAATTGGTTTCACCAAACATGGGTTAAAGCTGAAGCGGGAGAAAATGACTTTTTACCTATTAAATTACCTTGGTATGTACACCCTGAAAGAGATCAAACATGGAGAAATGCACAAGATGCTTTATTAGGTGATCCTAGACTAGCAGCACAAGAATGTGACTGCGATTTTAGTACATCGGGTGATATTGTATTTTATAATGAACATTTAGAATATTATGAAAAATCCTTTATTAAAGACCCATTAGAACGTAGAGGGGCAGATCAAAACCTATGGGTTTGGGAAAATGCCGATTATTCTAGATCTTATATGGTTTTAGCTGATGTTGCTAGAGGTGATGGAAAAGATTTTTCTACTTGTCATGTAATGGATGTTGAAACTAACGTTCAAGTAGCAGAATATAAAGGTCAAATAGGTACTAAAGAATTTGGACATTTATTAGTAGGTTTAGCTACAGAATATAATGAAGCTTTACTTGTAATTGAAAATGCTAACATAGGTTGGGCTACAATACAAGTAGCAATAGATAGAAACTATTCTAACCTTTACTATTCACAAAGGAGTGGAGAAGCCAATGCCAGTTCGTATTTTGACCAATATGAAGACAATTCTAAAAAAGTAGCAGGATTTACAATGTCATCTAAAACAAGACCTATGATAATAGGTAAGTTTCAAGAATATATTGGTGATAAAGGAGTAACAATCCAATCAAGACGATTAATTGAAGAAATGAAAGTTTTTATTTGGAAAAATGGAAGAGCAGAAGCACAAACTGGGTATAATGATGATTTAGTAATGGCTTTTGGAATGGGAATGTATGTTAGAGACACAGCATTAAAATTTAAACAAAGAGGAATTGATTTAACAAAACAGTCATTAAGTAATATGACAGTTAATAGAACACCATATCAAGGTGGTTATGGTGGTGGTTATGGTCAACAAGTAAAAAACCCCTATAGCATAAAGGACGATAAAGGTAACACAGAAGATATTAGTTGGTTATTATAACCATATTTATAAACAATAATTATATATTAAATGGCGGATAAAAGTGTATTTACAAGATTAAGGAGATTATTTTCTACAGACGTAGTAATACGAAATGTTGGAGGTAACCAAATTAAAACCATAGATTCGGGTCATATCCAATCTAGTGGAGAGTATGAAACAAATGCTCTAGTAGACAGATTTAATAAAGTCTACTCTTCAGCTCCTACTTCATTATACGGGGCACAATTCAACTTAAATTATCAATATTTAAGAACACAACTATACTCAGAATATGATGTAATGGACACAGATGCTATTATAGCTTCTTCTCTTGATATTATAGCGGATGAATCTACTCTTAAAAATGATATGGGTGAAGTGCTTCAAATTAGAAGTTCTAATGAGGATATACAGAAAATTCTATATAACTTATTCTATGACGTATTAAATGTAGAATTTAATCTATGGATGTGGGTTAGACAAATGTGTAAATATGGTGATTTTTTCTTAAAATTAGAAATAGCAGAAACATTTGGTGTTTACAATGTAATCCCATATACTGCTTACCATATTGAAAGGATTGAAGGACAAAATCCTGATAACCCTTCTGAAGTAAGATTTAAATGGAATCCTGAAGGTTTTTCTGGTGGTTCTTCTAGTGGTTATTATAACGTAGCAGGAGCTAACGGTATAAATGATGATAGAGGTGGCATTGTATATGATAATTATGAAATGGCTCATTTTAGAATGGTAGGTGATGTTAATTATCTTCCATATGGTAGAGCTTACATTGAACCTGCTAGAAAGCTATTTAAACAATATACGTTAATGGAAGACGCGATGTTAATTCATAGAATTGCTCGTGCACCTGAAAAAAGAGTATTTTATGTAAATGTTGGAGCAATTCCACCTAATGAAGTAGAAGCATTTATGCAGAAAACTATCAATAACATGAAACGTACTCCAATGATGGATGAAAAAACAGGTGAGTATAATTTAAAATATAACATGCAAAACATGTTAGAAGATTTTTATATTCCTGTTCGTGGTAATGATAGTGCGACAAAAATCGACACAACACCGGGATTACAATATGATGGTATTGCTGATGTTGAATATTTAAGAGAAAAATTATTTGCTGCTCTAAAAGTACCTAAAGCCTTTATGGGGTATGGGGAAGGAGAAGCAGGTAAATCTACATTAGCACAACAAGATATTAGATTTGCTCGTACTATTGATAGAATACAAAGAATATTAATATCAGAATTACAAAAAATAGCTTTAGTCCATTTATACACACAAGGGTATAGAGATGAAACTTTAACCAATTTTGAGTTATCAATGACAACTCCTTCTATCATTTATGATCAAGAAAGAATTGAATTAATGAAATCAAAATCTGAATTAGCAGGTACATTATTAGAACAAGGTTTAGTACCATCTGATTGGATTTACCATAATGTTTATCACTTTAGTGAAGACCAATATGATGAGTATAGAGATTTAGTTCGTGAAGATTCTAAGCGTAAATTTAGAAATGATCAAATCCTAGCAGAAGGTAATGACCCCGTAGAAAGTGGTCAATCATATGGAACTCCTCACGATTTAGCATCATTATATGGTAAAGGTAGAACAATGTCTGATCCTGCTAATGTACCTGATGGGTATGCTGAAGACGACCCAGAATTAGGTCGTCCTAAAGACGGGATTACTAATAGAGGAAAACAAGATAATAATTTTGGTAAAGATCCTTTAGGAGTTAAAAGTATGAAGGGCACAGATAAAAATGATGGAGATCCTAAACCAAGACTATCAGAATTTGAAGATCCTAAAATAACTTATTTAAGAAATAAGGATATCTTTAAGGGTCTAGACAAAAAACAACTAATATTTGAACAAGATAAATCAGAATCTTCATTACTTGATGAATCTCGACTAAAATCTTAATATTTATAAATAAATATATTTTTGATGAAAATTAAACACTCAAAGTATAAAAATACGGGTATACTATTTGAATTGCTTGTTAGACAAATAACTGCGGACACCCTATCGGGAAAAGAATCTAAGGCTATTGACTTACTAAAGACTTATTTTGTAAAAACAGAATTAGGTCGTGAATATAAGTTGTATGAAATAATTACAAAGTCTAAAGTATTAAACGAATCTAGAGCAGCCTTATATTTAAATACTACCCTAGATAATTCTAAAATATTTAATAGAGGTGCCTTAAGAAAGCAAAAGTACAATTTAATTAATGAAATTAAAAATCATTATGACTTAAATACTTTCTTCGGTTCACAAATTAAAAACTACAAGGAAACAGCAGCATTATACACATTAATTGAAGGTGTTAATTCTAAAAGTGTAGTTGACAATGACCAGTTAATTGCTAGTAAAATTACAATATTAGAATTTTTAACTAAAACCGAAATAAAAAAGACTAAAAAGGATGAAGTACTAGCAGAATTTGCTACTTACGATAAAGACGTAAGGTCCTTAACTTATAGAATATTATTAGAAAAGTTCAATGAAAAGTATGATGGTTTAAGTCAGGACCAAAAACAGGTACTTAAAGAATTTATTAATTCTGTAGACTCAACACCTGGATTAAGAACTTTCTATAATTCTAAAATAAAAGAATTAAAAACTTCTTTAGTTGAAACAACTAAAAATGTAAAAGACCAAGCTACAAAAATTAAAATTACAGAAGTTACTAAGTTCTTAACAGAATTAAGTAAAACTGATAAGGTAGATAATGATAATTTAGTTGATTTATTACAATATTATGAACTAGTAAGTGAAATTAAAGCAGCAAATGGGGTACAAATATAAAGTTAAGGAAATAGAAGTAGGAGATACAAAAGTAGATAATGGGGTTAAATCTGTAGTTACAGATAAAGACCCTAATACAGGTGCTATATCCTGGTCTATAGATTATGTTCCTAATTTAACTAAATTAGTTGAAGATTCTATGGAGTTAGCTAATACTGCTAAAGGTGTATATCAAAAAGCTAAAGATGATAAAAAGTTTTTAGACATATATGAACAAGCAAAACAATTAAGAAATACAATTCGTACCCATATCAGAAATAATTACCCAGAAGATTATAAAAAAGCTATTTTTGAAGAAGATGTAGATGAGATGTCTATGTCGGGTGCAGCAGGTAGTTATTTAACACCATATGCTTTTAAAAAACCCAAAAAACAAAAAGAACTTGAAGAAAGCCCTGAACAACCAGGTGAAGACTTAGGTCCAGGTCCTAAAGCAAGTGAAGATGGGGTTAGAGATAATGCATATGTAAAACAATTTAAATACAAGTTAGTTCCTAAAAATAATGGTACTTATGTACAAAAGGGATCAGGACTTGAAGTAAAGAAATTATATTAATATGTATAATTATAAGTTGATAAGAGAAGATGAGGATAAGGCTAAACTTAAGTTCCAAGAGGAAAGGGTTAATGCCTTTAATGAAATAGAAGACGAATTACAGTCTTTAGTAAAACCATTAAGACAAGCAAAAATAGAAACTATAAAATATTATAGAGAAAATCCTAATAGCTACTCAGTAGTAACAGGCACGGATTTAATTAAGGACTTTATTAAAGATATTAAAACATTATTAGAAAAATAACAAATATGAAAACACTACAAGAACAATACAATTTAATCCAAGAAGGTAAAGGCCGCAAGGATTTATTTTTAAAGGAGGCTAAAAGAACATATCCTAATTTGTTATCAAATCTTACTTCTTATAAAGATGCTACAAGTATCTTAAAAAGCAAAAGTAAAATTAACGAAGATTTAGGTGGTATTGTTACTTTAAAACCCTTAGTACAACTAACATCTGAGGATTTTAACCCAAACAAGCAAGCTTGGGAAAGTAAATATGAAGCTTTTGTTAATGAAGAAAGAGCTAAATCATTAAAACCTATCATTGATAAGGATATTGATGAAAAAATCAATACTGAAAAGGAAGATGAAAAGGTTAAAGCTGAAGAAAAAAAAGTATCTAAAGGTGTAGAAAATATTGATAAACGTAACTACGATTATTCACCAAAAGAAGATAACATTAACAACGTTAATGCTCAGGAAATGATGAATGGTGTATATTTTGAACTTAAAGAAGACCCATCTTTATCATTAGAGGAAGCACAAGAAAAAGTAATTAAAAACTTAGCTAAGGACCCATTAACGTATGTAAAAAATGGTCAATTTGGAGTAGGTATAGGATACACAGAAGCAGAAGTACAAGAAAATACTGGTAAAACCTACGGAGGTAGTGGATACAGTGATAAATTAAAAAAAGGAGATACAAAAATGAAACCAATCAAAGAAAGTTTATTTAAAAAATTAATTAAAGAAGGATTAGGTGGTGTTGTAACATCAGGAAACCCAGATTCATTGGCAGCCCAATCAGGAAATATGATTAGACAAATGATGTCTGAAGATGGATTTCAAGCTGACCAAGCAGGATCTCAATATCATTCATCTTTATATGCTGAATCAAATGATGAAAAAGCAGGACCAATGGATGAAAAAGCAAAACCAGATTTTGCAGACATCGATGGTGATGGTGATAAAAAAGAACCAATGAAAAAAGCAGCTGCTGATAAAAAGAAAAAACCTAAAAAAGATTCAATAGATGCTAAATTAGCAGAAATTGGAGCTGAAGCAGAAGCTGTAAAAATGGAAGCTCAATTAGAATTTTTATCTAATCACATTAGTGAAAAGCAAGATAGACTAACAGGAATTAATGAAGACGAAAATATGTTGGAATTAATGGATAAGTCTAAATTAAAAGAAATGGCTAAGGATATTAAGATGTTAGAGAAGAAAAAATCTCAAATGGAAAGAATATACGAAAAAACTTGTGGTAAAAGTTACTCTCAAAAAGAAGTAGTAACTAACGAAGAAGAAATCGAAGAAATGGATGCTGTTTCATTTAACAGACAAAATAACCCAACTCAAGGACCAGCAGGTGAACGTGATCCTAAAAAAGTAGGACAATCAACATCAGCATACGGTTTAAATAAATAAACATGAGAAAGCTATTAATAGAAACTCATACAATTAACTATACCCCAACTGTATTAACTGAAAGTGTTAATGCAGAAAATGGTAATATGATTGTTGAGGGGATATTAGCTACTTGTGAAGTTAAAAACGGTAACGGTAGATATTATTCTAAGGAATTATGGGAAAGAGAAATGGATAAATATAATGAACTAATTGAACAAAGACGTTCAATGGGGGAATTAGACCATCCAGAATCTCAAATAATTAATCTACAAAATGTATCACACCTTATTAGTGGGTATAGATGGGAAGGAAATGACATTATAGGTAAAATAGAAGTTTTACCAACACCAGCAGGTAATATATTAAAGGCACTTGTAGGTAATGGTGTAACCGTAGGTGTATCATCTCGTGGTATGGGTTCATTAGAGGAAAATAGAGAAGGGGTAATGGAAGTTCAAGATGACTTTGAATTATTATGTTGGGATTTTGTTTCAACTCCTTCAAACCCCGGTTCTTACATGCATATGATTAAAGAAGGCATGGAGGTACCAAAACATAACTACACAAAAGTAAATAGTATAATACATGAAATCCTTTGTTCAAAAGGGTCATGTCCCATAACTTAATAACTTTTTCTTCGGACGCTACCGACGGATTAAACATTAGACGCTCATTTGAGCGTCTTTTGTGTTTTTAATAAGAGGTCACATACGTATAACTGCAATACATCATGATTATTCTTATATGATGTCGACAATTATTATTTCTATTACGGTTCTTAATAACCGTATTTCACAAACTAAATTTTGGGATTATTATGACAAACAACAGAGATTTGTTAAAGGAAGCAATCGCCGATGCTAAATCAGTTAAAGAAACTGCCATCGCGAATGCAAAGCTTGCTTTAGAAGAAGCTTTTACCCCTTATCTACAAGATCAACTATCTGCTAAATTACAGGAGATGGACGATGAAGACGATAAAGATGTAAAAGAAGAAAAAAAGGAAGAAGTAAAAGAAATGGAAGCTAAAAAAGAAAAAGTTGATGAAATCAACCTTGACGAATTATTAGCTGAACTTGAGTTAGATGAAAATGCTAGAACAGACGCAGAAGAAGAAGGCTACAAAGATGGCATGAAAGACGAGAAAGAAGATCTTGAAGAAGATGCTCGTACTGACGCAGAAGAAGAAGGCTACAAAGACGGAGAAGAGGACGAAAAAGAAGACATGGACGACGAGGAAATTGACCTTGAAGATATGTCAGAAGACGACCTTAAAGGATTCATCGAAGATGTTATTAAAGATATGGTCGCTGGTGGAGAAATCGAACCAGGTGACGAATTTGAAGAAGTTGAAGTTGAAGACGTAGATGTTGAAGTTGAAGACGAAGACGTAGATGTTGAAATTGAACTAGACGAAGCAATGTCAGACCCAGACATGAGACACGGAATGAAAGGTGATAACGCAGAAGAGCGTGAAACTGAAAAAATGCGTTTCAAAGAAGGAGAAGAATTGGACGAAATGGGTGATGCTACAGTAGCAGCAGCCGCTGGCGGTTTAGAAAACATCATTGACTCTTTAAAGAAATTATCTAAAGCTGCAGGACCAGCTGCTAAGAAAGCTTATGCCGCTTTACAGGCATTGGGTGCAGGTGCAGGATCAGCAATGCGTAACGAAGAAGAAGATTATGCTGAAATGGAAGAACTTAAAAAAGAACTTCAAGAAGTTAATCTTTTAAATGCTAAGTTACTTTATACTAATAAAATCTTCAAAGCAAAAAATCTAACAGAAAGTAAAAAAGTTAAAGTTTTAAAAGCATTTGACAAAGCAACGGATGTTAAACAAGCAAAAGCTATTTATGAAACATTAAGCGAAGGAATTGTAAACACAATTACAAATTCTAAAGTTAATGAATCAGTTAAAAGAGGTGCTGCTTCAAAAGCTAGTGGTTTAGAACCAACAGCAACAAAACAACCAATTCTTGAATCAAATGAGGTATATGACCGTATGCGTAAGCTAGCGGGATTAATCTAAAAACAATTATTAAAATTTAAAATTAAAAAACATGAGCTTAAATTCATTATTAGAAAGCGCAAACCCATATCAGTCTATGCAGTCTGATGCGGCCAGATTATCTGGAAAATGGGCAAAAACAGGTCTACTAGAAGGTCTAGAAGGACAAAACAAAAACAATATGGGTCTTATCTTGGAAAACCAAGCTAAGCAATTAGTTGTAGAATCATCTCAAACAGGTGGTGGTGCTGCATCTTCAGGAACATTCCAATCACAAACAGCTGTTAACACAGGTGGTCAGTGGGCAGGAGTTGCTTTACCATTGGTAAGAAAAGTATTTGGTCAAATCGCAGCGAAAGAATTCGTTAGTGTACAACCAATGAACTTACCTTCAGGTCTAGTATTTTTCCTAGATTTCCAATACGGAAGTGATAAAACACCTTTCGCAAAAGGAGATTCATTATACGGGAAAACAGGAGATAACTTACCTTTCGGAAACGATGCAGAAGGTGGATTATACGGAGCAGGTCGTTTCGGTTACTCTATTAACAACACACAATCAGTTGCCACTGGTCTTGTAGCAGTACAAGCAGATTGGAATGATTTTAATTATGATTCTAATTACTCTTCTTCTACAGCAAATTATGTTGATTACTGGAAAATTTCAATGCCAACAGGTTCTTTAGAATTCGTAGATTTTGATGGTGTAACAGCATTTCAACTTGTAGTTGGAGACGTACCAGGAGCAGTATCACAATCAGCAGCGGGTGCTCAAGTATCTGCATTCACTAAATATGACGGAAGTGCAAATGTTAACTTCTTAGCATTAAAAACTGATACAGGAGCAGACATCGCAGCAGTTGCAGCCGAAGACTTTTCAGTAGTTTACCAAATTCAACCAACTGACCAGTACAGAGGTGATTTTGAAGATGGAAACCCAGAGCCAAACAGCTTAAACTCTCCAGCAATCAAAATTCCAGAAATCAATGTACAGATGAAATCATCTGCGATCGTTGCTAAAACTAGAAAATTGAAAGCAGTATGGACACCAGAATTCGCACAAGATTTAAATGCATACCACGCATTAGATGCTGAAGCTGAATTAACTTCAATCTTAAGTGAGTACATTTCATTAGAAATTGACTTAGAGATCTTAAGTATGTTAATTGAAAATGCAGCAGCAGGAAATGAAATATGGTCTGCAATTAACAACCAATCTATTACAGCAGCAGGTGGTGTACAAGCAGGTTTAGGATTTTTCAATTCTCAAGGACAATGGTTCCAAACATTAGGAACTAAAATCCAAAAGTTAAGTAACATCATTCACCAGAAAACATTAAGAGGTGGTGCAAACTTCCTAGTATGTTCTCCAGCTGTAGGAACGATCATGGAATCAATTCCAGGATTTGCTGCTGATACTGATGGTGATGCTTCTAAAGCAACTTACGCATTTGGTGTTCAAAAAGTTGGACAGTTAAATGGACGTTATAAGGTTTACAAAAATCCTTATATGACTGAAAACACAATCCTTTTAGGATTTAGAGGTCAACAGTTCTTAGAAACAGGTGCTGTATTCGCTCCATACATTCCATTAATCATGACTCCGTTAATTTACGATCCAGAAACTTTCACACCACGTAAAGGTTTATTGACTCGTTACGCGAAGAAAATGGTTAGACCAGAATTTTATGGAACTATCCAAGTAAGTGGTTTAAACTCTCTATAATTTAGAGAATTAAAATCAAATACATATTTAATTTAACCCGGCTTAGGCCGGGTTTTTTTATCTTTTTTTCATATGTATAATAAACAAAAAGTTATTATATGGCTTCAAAACACCACACTGACGATGTATTCGTTCAAAAAAGAAGACCCAAAAAACCCATCAAATTTAATGTACAGCTTAACGATGAACAAAAGATAGCTAAAGCAAAAATAATTGAGTCACCCATAACGGTGCTTAGAGGAATGGCGGGGTCAGGTAAAACTTTAGTAGCAACACAAGTAGCACTTGATATGTTATTTACTAAACAAGTAGAAAGAATTATAATTACAAGACCAACTGTATCAAAAGAAGATATCGGTTTCTTACCTGGTGATATTCGAGAGAAAATGGATCCCTGGTTAGCACCTATATATCATAACTTACATATGTTATATAGTAAGGATAAAATAGCAAAAGAATTAGATAATGGAAATATAGAAATAGTACCCTTTGCATTTATGAGGGGTAGAACATTTCTAAAAGCTTTTGTTATCGTAGATGAGGCACAAAATGTTACACATAATCAAATGGAGACAGTAATTGGAAGGTTAGGAAAAGGCTCTAAAATGGTAATATGTGGTGATATGGCTCAAATTGATTTAAAAGACAAAAGGGAAACCGGCTTTTCCTTCCTATCTAGAATAGAAGAAAGCGTAGGAGGATTTAGTGTTTCTACTTTATTACAAAACCATAGACATGAAATAGTATCACCAATACTTAAGGTTTATCAAACCTTTAGAGATTAACATATCTTTACCATATTTATAAACATATAATATATCTCAATAAGTTAAAAAATAAATTATGAATATACCTATTTGGTCAGGAACCAGTACATTTGCTGTAGGACAAACACCCTTTGGATTTTATGACAATGATGCAGATTTTCAAGTAGATGCAAATAAAGTTGCTGATTTTTGTGCCCAAAGAATGGGGTATCCTTTAGTAGATGTAGAATTACAATCTGGATCATTCTTTACAGCATTTGAAGAAGCTGTAACTACATATGGTAACGAGATTTATGCGTATAAAATACGAGATAATCAATTATCTATTGATGGGTTACCAACGGCATCACTTTTAAATAATGCACTTATAACACCAAGTTTTGAACCAATAGTTAGGCTATCAGAACAGTATGGAGAAGAAGCAGGTAGTGGGGGAAATGTAAATTACTACTCAGGGTCATTTGATTTAACCTCTAGTATTCAAGACTATTCTTTTGAAACTTTTATGACATCAAGTGGTCTTACAGGATCTGAATATATGCATGGTATAGAAGTAAAAAGAGTATTCTATGAAAACCCTTACCCAGCAGGTGCTAGATTTTTAGGAGCAAACAATGGGTTTGGTTTCGGAGGTGTAATGGCAGCAGGAGTAATGGGTCTAGGTGGATTTGGTGCTGAAGGAGGATATTTAATGGCACCTTTAAATTACGATATAGCTGTTATACAGCAAATCGAAATGAGTGAAACGATTAGAAGAAATCAATATTCATTTGAAATAAGAAATAATAATTTAAGAGTATTCCCAATTCCTAATTTTTCATTTGGTGATAATACTAGAAATAAAATATGGTTTGAGTATATTTTAAGAGATGAAAGAATTTCTAGTGCCGTAATGCAAACACCAGGGAATGTTACTAATGTATCAAATGCACCTTATGGTAATCCTAATTATGATCAAATTAATAGTGTAGGACGTCAGTGGATATTTGAATATACCTTAGCATTATCAAAAGAAATGTTAGGATATGTAAGAGGTAAATATGGTAGTATACCAATCCCAAATGCTGATGTCACATTAAACCAATCAGATTTAATAGCAGCTGCTACAGCAGAAAAAACTGCATTAGTAGAAAGATTAAGAACATATTTAGATGAAACTTCAAGAATGGCTTCATTAGAAAGAAGAGCAAAAGAAGGAGATTCAAAAATGCTGGAATTACAAAAGGTTCCATATACAATTTTTATAGGATAATATGGCAATGTACACCAGACAAAGGGATGTTTCTCTTATGCGAAAGTTTAATAGGGAATTGATGGGTAATATTATTACCCAACAATGTGCCTTATACCAATTTAAATTAGAAGAAACTAAGGTAAATATCTATGGCGAAGCCGCTGAAGAAAAATATTATAATGGCCCCTTTCTGTTTAATGTTTTAATAGATAGAGGAGATGAACAATACCCAGAAGCAGGAGAAGGAGTATTATTCGAACAAGGTATTAATTTTTACTTTTTTAGAGATGATTTAGTAGATGCTGATGTTGTACCACAAGTAGGAGATATTGTTTTATATGAAGAAAGATATTATGGAGTACAAAGTACAATTGCTAACCAATATTGGGGAGGTAAAAATCCACAATACCCTAATAATGATTCAGATGGAACACCAAACCCATTAAATCCTGATTTAGATCAATTTGGTAACGTAATATCTATATTAGTATCAACATATTACATACCAGCAGATAAAGTAGCAATTTCACCTCATATAGAAAGAATGTAATGGCAAAACCTAGAAAACCTATACCAAAAAGTCAATTAACTCTAAGCACTAGTAAAAATACTGCTTTTAGAGGGATAGAAGATAGAGGAGAAGCAGGGAACCCTAATAATTCTATTACACCACCAAACCCAAATTATACGGAAACAGGTATTGATTTTAACAGATCAAACCAAATGAGTTTTAAGGATGATACTACCAAACAATACTCAGTTGGTATCAAAGATATTGATGAAGCAGTATTTTATTATTTTCAAAATGTAATAAAACCCTTTGTTTATCAAAATGGTGAACGAAGAGAAGTACCTGTAATATATGGTGCACCTGAAAGATGGAAATCATTTCAACGTGATGGGTACTATAGAGATAAAAGTGGAGCAATTATGCTTCCTATTGTAGTAATAAAAAGGGACTCATTAACTAAAGATAGAACTGTAGCTAATAAACTAGATGCTAATATGCCTAATTTATATGGTCAATGGTCAAAAGAATTTAGTTCAAAAAACTTTTATAGTAACTTTGGTACTTTAAACAATAGAAAACCAGTTGAAAAATTTCATATAGTAGCACAACCCGATTACGTTACAATGGAATATAGCTGTATTATCCAAACTTATTATATGGAGCAGTTAAATAAAATAATAGAAGCATGTGAGTACGCTTCAGATGCTTATTGGGGTAATCCTGAAAGATTTCAATTTAGAGCTTTTATAGATACCTTTACTACCGCAACCGAATTAACACAAGGTAAAGATAGGTTAGTAACAGGTACTTTTAATATTAGATTAAGAGGATATATATTACCTGATACTATTCAAAAAGAACTAAACGCAACTAAAGTATATAATTCTAAGGCTAAAATTACTATTACAACAGAAACAACAAATAATATCGAAGATATCGACTTTTAAATAATCCTTACATATTTATCAACAAAACAATTTATATATGAAAAATCAAAAGTTATCAAAAAAAGAGTTACAATTATTACAAGAATATCAAAATAAAACAAATGAGATTATTGCCGCGTTAGGAGGTGTAGAACTACAAATTAATGCGTTAAAAACACAAAAAGAAGAAATATTAAAAGATTTTAAAGTCCTTCAAGACAACCAAGTAAAAACTGGTAAAGAATTACAAGATAAATATGGTGAAGGTAATATAAATTTAGAAGACGGAGAATTTACTCCAAAGGAATAAATTTTTGAAATACTTTTCAATATTTATAATAAAATAAAAATAAATAAACTATAGACAATGGCAGAGACAACATTAATATCTCCCGGTGTATTAACAAGAGAAAATGATTCATCCTTTATTGGGGCTAGACCTGTTACTTACGGTGCAGCTGTTATAGGACCCGCAATAATGGGACCTGTTGGTATTCCAGTAGGAGTTTCTACTTTTTCCCAATACGAAGCAATATTTGGAGGATCAGTAGAAAGTGGATCACAACAATACACTTATTTAAATTCAATTTCAGCAAGAAATTATTTTGCTCAAGGAGGACAATCATTATTAGTAACACGTGTTGTTACAGGTTCTTTCTCTGAGGCATCAAGCTCTATAGGTAGTACTTTAACATCAGGTGCTTTAGTTGGTGGTGCTAATCAATTACTTTCTTCAATTTCTAATGGGAATGCACTAAACATTACAGGTAGTACTGGAGGAACTGAATTTTTAAATGTAGCAGTTAATGGTGGAAGTGGAAACGGAGCAGTAGCTAGTATAACACTTGCAACACAAATAGCATCAGCCCAAACTTCATCTGTAACAAATATTACAATTACAACTCCTGGGACAGGATACATAGTAGGGGATACAATAAACTTCCTATCAGAATCCATAGGTGCTCAAGAAATTGTAGGTGGAGGTGTTGGAACTAACCTTTTATATTCTTTAACAGCTGATGATTTACAAACAACATCCTCTTTCGTAATTAACACTATATCTGAAGGTGAGATGATGAATAATTATCAATCAGTAGATTCAGCAAATGGTACATTAGATAGTGGTTCAGCAAATAATCTTAGATGGGAAATAGCTTCTGTAAACACAGCTTCAGGACAGTTTTCATTGTTAGTAAGAAGAGGAAATGATACTTCAACACAAAAGGCTATATTAGAAACATATAATAATGTATCTTTAGACCCTCAAGCAGTTAATTATATTTCAAAAGTAATAGGTGATACATACGAAACGGTAGAACAAGATGGTACAGATTTCTTTGTTAAAACAAATGGTAACTACCCACGAAGAAGTGCTTACATCTATGTCTCAGAAGTAGGTTTACCAACACCTTCTTATTTTAATAATAATGGAGAAGCAAAAAGCGAATTTACTGGTAGTTTACCAAAAATTAGCTCTGGATCATTTGGTGATGCTGAAGGTAAAAACTTTGAAAATGGAGATGCATTGTTTAATGAAAATATAAATGCAACCAATATACAAGGTATTGGAGCAAATGATTATACACAATCAATTAACCTACTAAGCAATTCAGATGATTATCAGTTTAATGTGATAACTGCCCCAGGATTAAATTCTCAGGATCACGCAGCACAAACAACTGGTTTAGTAACATTAGCCCAAGGTAGAACAGATTGTATAGCAGTAATTGATATTGTAGCGTATAACGCGTCAATCAACACAGTTACAACACAAGCAAGTGCTTTTGACAGCTCATATGCCGCTACTTATTGGCCATGGTTACAAACGGTAGATGCATCAACAGGACAAACAGTTTGGGCACCAGCTTCAACATATATTCCTGCAGTATACGCATTTACAGATGCTTCATCAGACCCATGGTTCGCACCAGCAGGTTTACTTAGAGGAGCTTTAGGAAGTGTAGTAAGAGCAGAAAGAAAATTAACATCAGGTAATAGAGATACTTTATACGAAGCAAATGTAAACCCAATTGCAACATTCCCAGGAAGTGGAGTTGTAGTATTTGGACAGAAAACTTTACAGAAAAGAGCAAGTGCTTTAGATAGAGTAAATGTACGTAGATTATTAATTGCACTTAAAGGATATATCACACAAGTATCAGATAACTTAGTATTTGAACAAAATACAAATGCAACAAGAAATAACTTCTTAGCAAATGTAAACCCATACTTAGAATCAGTACAACAAAGACAAGGATTATATGCTTTTAAAGTAGTAATGGATGCTACAAATAATACACCAGATGTAATTGATAGAAATGAGCTAGTAGGTCAGATTTATTTACAACCAACTAAAACAGCTGAATTCATTATTCTAGATTTCAATGTTTTACCAACTGGAGCAACATTTCCTGAATAAAAACAATAATTATAAATATTTATAATAAAATTATATAACAATGGCAGTATTAGACCCAAACGAAATATTTTATACAGCATTTGAACCGAAACAACAAAACAGGTTTATATTGTATGTAGATGGAATCCCTTCATACCAAATTAAAGGTATGGGAGCTGTTTCATTAACTCAAGGTACAGTTCAGTTGAACCATATTAACGTTGCAAGATACGTTAAAGGTAAAACACTTTGGAACACAATTCAAATGACGTTATTTGATCCAATTACACCATCAGGTGCTCAAGCATGTATGGAATGGGTTAGATTACACCATGAGTCAGTAACGGGTAGAGATGGTTATAGTGATTTCTATAAAAAAGATTTAACTATGAACGTATTAGGACCTGTAGGAGATATCGTATCTGAATGGATTATCAAAGGAGCTATGATTACCGAAGCAAATTTCGGAGATTACAACTGGGATAATGAAAGTGCAGCAGTAGAACTACAATTAACAGTTCAACCTGATTACTGTATTTTAAATTTCTAAGAAACAATTACATAAATTATATAAAATTGCTTGGCTTTGCCAAGCTTTTTTTTTATATTACATATGTATAACTGATAAAAACGTTTTAACTAAATAAAGACTATGAGTGAATTTAAATTCCCAACCGAAGAAGTAGAATTACCATCTAAAGGATTAATTTATCCTAAAACAAACCCCCTATCTAGTGGTAAGGTAGAAATCAAATACATGACAGCAAAGGAAGAAGATATCTTGTCTAACCAATCCTATATTAAAAAGGGTAACGTTTTAGATAAATTATTAGAATCCGTTATTGTATCTAAAATAGAAATAAAAGATTTAATTGTAGGTGATAAAAATGCCCTTTTAATTGCTACTCGTGTCTTGGGGTATGGAAAAAACTATAAAGTAATAATTAAAGGTGAAGAACAAAATATAGATTTATCTATACTTGAAAATAAACCATTTAATGAAGAAGATTACGAACCAGGCAAAAATGAATTTAACTTTACTTTACCTAGTACTGAAGTAAAAATTACATATAAAATCTTAACGGGACATGATGAAGGTAAAATTGATAAAGAAATAGCAGGATTAAAAAGACTTCAAAAAGATGCATCACCTGAACTGTCTACTCGCCTAAAATACATCATTACTTCAGTTGATGGAGAAACAGGTACTAAAGAAATTAGAGAATATATAGATAACTATTTACTAGCAAGGGATTCACGTGCTTTAAGAGAACACATTAAAGAAAACCAACCTGATGTAGATTTAAATTACATCCTAGAGGATGGGGAGGAGGTAAGCATCCCAATTGGGATGAGCTTTTTTTGGCCTGACATCTAGTAATACACCCCAAGTGAGGATGAACCTATTCTCACAGATCCACCAAATATTATTTCATGGTAAAGGAGGGTATGATTATATCACAATATATAATATGCCTATCTGGTTGCGTAAATTTACGTATAGTGAAATGAGGTCATATTATGATGAAGAGAAAAAAGCAAACGAAAAGGCTTCTAATGGGGGTAAAGGTGCTAAAAATCTAGTCAATACTGACGGTAAAGTTAACACTCCAGCATTTGCCGAAGCAAGTAAAGCATATAAAGGTAAAACAAGTTATAAGTAATAATATTTATAACAAAACACTTACATGGCAGTAGACGAACAGGATATTGAAAGAGCTAAACAACTAGCGGCTATAGAAGAACAGAGGTTAAAAACTAAACAAAAACTAAATTCTTTAGATGCTGATGCTGTAGGTTTAGCTTCATCCTTAGTTGACTCTATTAAAGAAGTCCAAGGTATTTCTACAAAACGTTCCACATTTGATCAAAACTTACTTAAAGTTAACAAACAGATTTCAAGTGAAATTTTAGGACAAAAGAGTGGTTTATCTGATATAGGTAGCATTCAAAAGCAAATTGCGAAAAATACAGACTTAATCCAAAAAGGTAAAAAACTCGAAAACGCCTTAACTGATGCCCTAAATAGCAAAGAGAAAGAGAGGGTAAAAATAGCTAATGCTATTGCTTCTAATATTGCTAAAGAAAAAGGAATTCAAGAAAAAATACTTGAAACTGCTTCAAAAACTGGGGTGTTAGATGACTATTCACTTAAACAATCCCAAAGGAAACAAGCAGGGGCTGAAGGTGCCCTTGATTCTGCTATAAAAGGGTTAGGGGTTAGTGCCCAACAAGCTATATACTCAAATCAAAACATAGAAGCGTTAACTACTCAAAATGAAAAAAGAGAAGAAGAAATTAAAAAAATCAAAAAGATAAATGAAAATTTAGGTATTACTGGTGCCGTTTTAAAAGGTGCTGAAGGTTTTATGGACAAAATAGGTCTAGGTGCTTTATCTAGTGCTATGGGGTTTGGTACCATTAATAAAGAGTTAGATGAATACTCTGCAAGTTTAGAAGATGGAGATGAAATACTTTCCGATTCAGAAAAGAAACAAAGGGTCATGGGTAAAAGTTTTGAACTCATGGGTAATGCCGCTAAAAAAGCATTAGCTGACCCTATGGTAGTATTAGCAATTGCTATGAAAGGCCTCAGTATGATTGTAACCCAAATTGCTGATGGTTTTAAAAGATTTGATACCACTACAGGTAATATAGCTAAAGGATTAAATCTTACTAACAGTGAAGCAAGAGGCGTAGCTAGTGGATTTATGGATGCTTCATTAGGAGCAGATAGTTTATTCGTATCTAGTGAGGGCTTAGGTGAAACTTTATTATCAATAAATGATGCATTAGGTACATCGGTTGTACTTTCAAATGACCAATTAACAACTTTCACTAAATTAAGGGAAACTGCAGGGTTAACTAATGAAGAATTAATGGGGGTACAAAAATTATCCCTTGCTAACGGTGCTTCCTTTGATGACAATGCAGATAGTTTAATAAACCAAGTAAACGCTTTAAATGAATCTAGTGGTTTATTTATTAATAGTAAAGAAGTATTAAAAGATGTTAGTAAATTATCAGCATCAACTACCCTATCACTAGGTAAAAATCCTGCAGCCTTAGCAGAAGCAGTTACAATAGCAAAATCCTTAGGGATGGAGATGAGTAAAATAGATGCAATAGCGGGTAGTTTACTTGATTTTGAATCTTCTATTTCAAATGAGTTAGAAGCTGAGTTATTATTAAATAAAGATATTAATTTAGAAAAAGCAAGACAAGCAGCGTTAAATAATGATTTCGCAACTGTAGCAAAAGAAATAGCAGAACAAGCAGGTAACTCTGCTGAATTTACTGCTATGAATAGAATACAGCAAGAAGCATTAGCTAAAGCTGTTGGGATGTCTAGGGAAGACTTAGCACAAACCTTATTTACTCAAGAAGCAATAGCGGGGGCTAGTGGAGATGAAGCAGAAAGAAGAGAAAGAGTCTTAAATGCTAGAATTAAAGAAGTAGGTTTAGCCCAAGCACAAAAAGAAGCACAAGAAGGTGGTTTGGATGCTATGTTAGATCAAGCTACAGCATCTGAAAAAATGGAAGCCTCAATGGGTAAAATTAGTGAGTTTTTTACCGCAATTGGATCCATGTTTGCCCCTATAGTAGATGCGTTCGCATCTGTTGCTGGTTGGTTAGCCCAGTCCGAAGGCGCTATGGTTGTAATTTCTGCAGTATTATCTGGTTTAGGTACATTGTTAGCTGTAATGGGTGCAAAAGCAGCATTTTTAGCTGTAAAGTCCGTAATTACAGCAGTAGCAAGTATTTTTACAGGTTCTGCAAGTTTAGGCCCTTTTGGTATACCTTTAGCAATTGCAGGGGTAGGAGCATTAGTAGGTGGTATAGCGGCTGCAACATCAGTTGGTGATGTTAATTCACCCGCGGATGGTAAAACACAAATATCTACAAAAGAAGGAGGTTTATTTGAATTATCACCAAACGATGATCTTATAGCTGCCCCCGGAGCCTCTAAAATGATGCAAGGAGGTCAAACTCAAACAAACCAAACCACAGTAGTTACGGATAATAGCAAGATAGAAAAACTATTAAGCGAAATGTTAACGGGCCAATCACAACTAATTAAGAAGACACCAGAAATGGCTCCTCTAGGTATGTACGAAGTACAATAATTTAATATTTATAATAAAACAAACAATTATGAGTTTATTAAACAAATTAACATCAGGTCAAGCTTCAGCTACAAGTCTGAATGGGTCAACACCTAGTACACCAGAATTTTCAACGTCTACTTTACATAGACAATATTCTACTATAGGAAACCCAGATGCAGCAAATGTATCTCCAGTAAATGGAGTTTTACCTCCACCATCAACATTAGAGTCTCCAGCAACACCTACAAGATATTTGGATAACCTTCCAACTTAAAAGTAGGATATGGCATTAGTTAACCTAACAACCAATCTTAAATCTTTAAGATATGGTAAAGATACAATTGGAGGAGGTAATAGCAACCAACCCTATGTAAAAACATCAATCCCGGAAGACCTTTCTGATGTAGGAAGAACAGGTGGTCCAGATTTTTTACTAAGAGGGGGTACACTATTACCTAAGATTATAGGTAATGATGTTTCAAGGATGACTAAAATGTTTTTCGATTTTAAATCTCCTAGAGGACCTTTATTTATAGCAAAACAAAATTTATTATCTTTAACTAATGTTAGTTCTCAAGTAGGGTATAAAGAATTTAAAGAATCGGATACACCCCCACCTGAAGGAACATCTATTGGTAATCTTTTACGTAGTTTAGTACCCCCATTAAACCAGGGTATATATCTACCTTTATCTACAATAGGTCAAGCAGCAGGTAATGCTATAGGACTTCATTTAGATAAACAAGGTTTAGGATTTAATTTTAAAACTACAGTTGGATCCCCTGATGGAAATTCTCTTTTAGGTTTACCTACATATTTAAATACTATCCATACTAATGCAACTGATGGTCCTAAAAGTAGATTATTTGGTTTACTTGACAAAGTTAATACAGATACTCAAGGTGTTAATAATTTATATTCTTATTCTGGGGGGCCAGGTGCTATTTTAGGTGTTGGTAAAACCAACATTGTAATGGTAGGTGACCAAAGAACAGGTATTAATAATCCCAATACAACAAGAGAAAAACCAAAAGTAACTTGGGGGTCAGCAACTAGATTTTCTAGTTTTGCAAATCCATTCGATACTAACAATTTTGGTAGTAGTCCTTTATCAAGGGCTAACCAAATAGGAAGTGGAGGCAAAACTTCTTATACTATAGGAGATATAAACATTAGTCCTACAGTAAATGATGAAAACTTAAGTAACGCTATAACTAATGACCAATTCCTTAGAGTAGGAGCAAGTGCGGCATATTTAGGAAATAGTTTTATTTTACAAAACGCAAATACTTCTATTAAAAGCGCCTTTTTAGGAAATGGAAAAGTACAAACTTTTAGTGTTTACGAACAAAATGATGATCCTTTTTCATTGTCAACTAAAAATAATGGAAAGGCATTTAATAGTGGGATATTAGACAGAACCCCACAACTACAACTATCACAAGAACAAATATCAAGTAAAGAACCATTTTCTAAAACAGGAAATCAAAACAATATTACAAACTTTACTAAAGACATAGCACCTAATGGAAATCAATTTATTCCTAATAGTTTAAACTATGTTAATGATAATAAAATTGAAAACAGAGTTAACTTAGGAGACCCAGGTAAAAGAGCAAATAGAATAAGTTATACTATTGGTAGACAAGAAGAAGGACAAGATTTAACAGTATCACAAAATTCTGGTTATAAACAAGCTTTAGATAAAATTAATGCTTTACCTATATATCAATCAAGTTCACCTACCACAGATAATATTAAAAATGATTTAGTAAAATTTAGGATTGGGGTAATAAAGAATGGAGACCCAAATATAAAAACATATATTCACTTTAGAGCTTTTATTGATGGTATGAGCGATAATTTTACTGCTGACTGGCAAGATCAAAAATACATGGGTAGGGGTGAAAAATTTTATAAATACCAAGGATTTGATAGACAAATGTCTTTATCCTGGACTGTAGCAGCTCAATCAAAACAAGAATTAATACCAATGCATCAAAAGCTAAATTACTTAGCCTCAGTATGTGCCCCTGATTATTCACCAGAAGGTTATATGGGTGGAAACTTAATATCATTAACAATAGGGGGTTGGTGTTATGAACAAGTTGGTATAATGACAGGATTAAATTTAGAAATCCCAACAGAATCACCTTGGGAAATAGCTCTCCCCGATGAAGGAAATAAAGCCTTTGCACAAGATGGTTCAACTATATTAAGTGACCCTTCAGTTAAGGAATTACCTATGATAATTAGAGTTACAGGGTTTAACTTTATACCAATCCATGATTTTGTACCCCGAGTACAAAAGAATTTCTTCCCACCTAAAAATGGTGCTAAGTTAAAAGGAGGTGGAACATTCGTTGGAGAATACGGAAAAGAGCAGTATATTGGGTTAGCAACAACAGGAGGTAAAAATAACTATTCAAGTGGTAAAGGTAATATTAATTATGTTCCCAGTAGAGTAGATGTTGTACCAACTAGTGTTTTAAAATCTGAAGGTCCGGTGTTTAATTCTTTTTCAAATTTTGAAACACCTAATTTACTTATATAATGGGAAGATATACAAGAAATAGAGTATTAACAAAAACCGACCCAAACGGGACTAGAGGTATAAGATATTATAGGGGCGTAAAATACCCTGAAATTGCTTTATCCCCGGATGACATATATGTTTATGCTGAAGCGGGAGATAGGTTTGATATTTTAGCTAATGAGTACTATAGTGATCCTTCCCTATGGTGGATAATATCAACAGCAAATGATTCATTCCCACAAGATACTTATTATTTACCATTAGGAATACAAATTAGAATACCAAATAACATTGGTGCTATACAAAGTGCATATAATAAGTTAAATAAGTTTTAAGGATGAGTATAATAGGAGAATCAATTAATAATAGTGTCTCAAGTCAAATTTCAATACGACAGTATTTACATGGGAAACAAACCAGAAATAAATCTGATATTAGTGTATTAAGTAATAATAATGCTTGGTTAAAACTTGCTTCATCCGTAAGAGTTATAGGTCAAACAGTAAGTGAAAAATGTGGTGAAGAGTATAATGAAGAATCAATTCCTACTTACAATCCTACTACCGGAAAATTTGAAGAATTAGAATCAAATATCAGCGCAGGAGAACAAAAATTAAGAGATATAGGGTTAGATAACACAAGTAAATTTACAGGAAACCAATTAGCAAGAAAAGCTATTCTATTTAACACCCTTTCAGAATTATCACCAGATGGGGGTAACACTTATATTAATAGGTCTGGAGTATCTAAAACTAATAGCTTATGGAATAACAGTAGTTATGGTTTAGGAGGGACAGATTTTGGTCTTGTACCTAGCCCGGGTTTAATCTCAGCTAAAATCGACTGTAAAAATAGGGGTTCAATTCGAGAAGCAACAATAGAATTAAAGGCTTATAATAAATTTCAATTTGAGTTAATAGAACTTTTATACTTAAAGTTAGGGTATACTATGTTATTAGAATGGGGGTGGAGTAAATACGTAGACAATAGTGGAACTTTAAAATTTGTTGAAAATACATTAATCGAAGATATGTGGTTTAATGATGAGAATAACTTTAATGAAATAATTAAAGAAATTAGCACTTATCAAAGAAAATATAGTTCTAACTATGATGGGTTTTTAGGGAAAGTAGTTAACTTTGATTGGAATTTTCAACCCGATGGTACTTATAATATAACTTTAAAATTAATTACTATAGGGGATGTTATAGAATCCCTAAAAGTAAAACTACCATCAGATCTGGTATCTGCGGCATCTTTAAAGAAAACCCTTGAAAAGGGTAATGCACAAACCGCTCAACTAAAGACTGTATCAAGTCCTATTATAACTAATGCAGGATCTTCTACCTTATCCCTTAATTTATTTAACGATATAGCTTCAAGTAAACCTGACTTTTGGAGTGGTAACCAAACGAATTATTTTTCTTTATTTTCTAATTTAAAAGAAACAGATACATCTGGAACAGAAATAGATTACGTAATAAGAAAAAAATACAAAAGTAATGAAGATGACCAATTCCGCCCTACGGGAATAGATAGTAACAAATATACTTATTATTTAACTTTTAGTGAGTTACTAGCAAAATTAGAAAAATATTGCATCCCTTCTATTAATACGGATAAAGTTCTTACTTTTGATACAAGTACTGAAAGTATATGCTCTACTTTTATTAACCAAGTTTCCTTTAATCCTAAAATATGTTTAATTAAACCTGCTTTTACTTCAGTACTAAATATATCAAACCCCCAGGAACTTAAAGATAAAAAAGTAGGTGTTAAAAACTTTTATAAGGCATTTGCTAAATTGAAAAATTTTACAATTCAAGAAGAAGAAACCAATATAATATATGGGGATATTATGAATATTTATCTTAATTATGATTTTGTTTCAACTATTTTAGAAAAAAATACTAAAGATGGTAATATCACCCTTTTTAAGTTTTTATCAAGTATATGTGATGGTATAAATGATTCTTTAGGAAACCTTAATAAATTAGAACCAATTATACAAGATGATAACGTAATTAAAATAATAGATCAAAACCCTATCCCCGGAATAGAAAAGTCTACAAACTTTGGGTGTAGATTTGTAGAAACTCCCACCTCCTTTGAAATTTATGGGTATAACTATAGTGATTATACAAAATCAACATCAAATTTTGTAAGAGATTTTGGATTTAGAACTAAAATAGGCCCAGAATTGGCAAGTATGATTACTATTGGAGCAACAGCACAAAATGAATCCACTAAAAATTATGATGGGACGTCTTTTTCTAAATGGACTGAAGGATTAAAGGATGCGTATGCTGTTGATTATGATGATCCTGAGGATGCTGAACTTACACCTCCAAAAATCCAACCCGAATTTTATCCTTTCACTTCTGAACAAGTTCAAAAAATGTATGAGCATTTTGAAAAAGCGGATGTTGATCTTTTCTATGGTCCTGATTTTCTTTCTTTAAAAAACATAGAAATTATTGGTGGTTCAACTTTTAGAAAACAAGAAATCTCTTATGTAGGAACTTATAAGGGTACGGGTACAAGAGATATAGACGAAAGATGTCCTGTTACTAAAAGAACATACAGTAATGTTACATGGGCCGAATATTTTCTTGAAGCAAAAACTAGTTACATTAAAACACTTGCTAAAAGAGAAAAAGATGATTTACCTGAAGATTTAAATATTCAAAGTTATATACAATGGTTAATTAATGCCCTTGGTGGAAAATTAAATGGAAGAACTATTGAGGAACCTTTATACTTTTATTTTAATAGTGATTTTTATAAAATAGGAAGTTCTTTATTTAAGGGTTTTATAAACCAAATCAACACTCAAGTATATGAAAAGGGGAATAAATTAGTTCCTTCAAATACTATAGGGTTTATTCCTATGGATTTAAATTTAACTATTGATGGGTTATCGGGGATTAAAATATTTAATGCCCTAGATGTTAATCAAAGATTTTTACCTAAGGCATACAGTACCTCCTTAAAATTTATAATTACAAAAGTAAACCATGAAATATCTAATAATAATTGGGGAACATCTTTAGGTACAATAGTAGTACCTAAAATAAACGAAATTACTCCTTATATTTTTTCTATATCAGAAGAGAATTTAAAAAAACAAACAGCACGTAATAGCCGTTATGAAGAACTCCCAGTATTAACTTCATTTCCCTCTTCAAAATTAACTTATGCTAAAGCAAAAGAAATATTACTTAGAATTGCGGGTGAAGATTTAGGACTTGCTATATTTGCTATACTATGGTCTGAAGCTAGTAAAAGTAATGGATCCTTTAATTCAGCAGGGGGTAATAATTATTCTGGAGTCCAAACAGATAGTGGAGTTTGGGGAGGTAGTAAAGATAGTATATCAAGTAAACTCATAGTAGCTAGATTCTCTAGAGAAGATGCAGTAAGCTTAAGAGAATTTGCAGCTTTTGAAAACGATGAAAACTTCCTAAAATTTATGCAGAATAGGGTTAGTGCTAAAGGTTTCACATCAAATCCTTATAATTGGACTACAACTTATATTAATAAATGGTGGTCCCCTGAAGGAAAAGAAAATTTTACCTCAGACTCTCCTACATATAAAACTAAATTATCATTTTTCCAATCAGCTAAAAAAACATGGGATAATATCTAAAAATATAAATTAAACAATGTACTACCCAAAATCACAATTAACTACTAATTTATCTACTAATGGGAAAGAATACCAATTAGTAGATACCGGTGAATCCTATGTTGGGTCTTATTTTAAAACATCTGATGGTAAATATTATACTGGTAAAACCCCCCAAGATGGTAATAACCAACAATTAGTAAGATTATTTGAAGACACCCCAAATTCACCATCACTTCCTTCTGATAGCGATCCTACTTTTCCCCAAACAGAAGTTCCTATAGGATATAGTTTATCAACATCATCATCTCCCATTTCAATTACCACCCCAAAAGGAAATATAGTTTTCCCAACTGAAGGAGAATATGAGACTGGAGAATATCAAAGATATTTTTTAAAACACAATGTTAATAATAATTACTTAGAAGTTAACCAACTAACCTATAATAATTTCTTTAATCAAAATCCAATTGTACCATTTCAGTTATATACTGCTATTAAAATAGATTGGATATTAGTAGGTAAACCAATAGAGGTTTATGATATTAATAGAAATATAGCTCTACTATACGAAAAAGAAAAAAATATTAGAGGGTTTTCAAATTTCTTTAAAGGTAGGTATTTAAAATATTATCGCCCTTTAAAAAATGAATATTATACAACTAAAGGAGGAGAATTAAAGGTTCAAGATACAAATGAAAATTATGCTGGTAATTATCATGTATATTCAACTAGGGGAGTAATTATGGAAGGTAAATTTCATTCTGCATCTCCACATAGAGTCTTAATCCCATTTGAAGGTGAAGAAATTGCTAAAGATATAATACCTCCTACTATAAGTAGGGAGGTAGGTACTTCAATAAGAAAAAACTACTAAAAAACTAGGCTACCGCATAAATTAATCGTATATTTACCCATAAATAAAGGTATATGTACTGGTTGATAGAAAATAAGGAACAGTTAGATGTTCTAATTAATAGTAGTTATAAGGAGGCTTTCATCGAAGTAATCCCTTATAATGATACTATACACCCCGTACTAAATCACGTAAGTTTAATGTATATTAGACCACTTGAAGCAACTAAAGGCTTTATGGTGGGTATACATCATAGTGAAGTTACTAATGAGTTAATCACGTATAAGACAAGCATTGAAAGGTTAATAAACAAATTTGAAAAATTGTATTGTCGCGATAAGAAGGAAATATTACATTATTTTCCAAACAAAACTCTTTATGACATAACCGCACCACCTCATACGTATATACGACCAACTACCAAAGCACACGAAATATTTTACAACCAACATAAGGATGAAATTTGTGTAAACACGATTATCCCGATTGTTAAACATTATGAATTGTGCGAACACATTTTTGAAGATCTAAAAGCGAATATTAACAGAGAAAAAACTAAATATGATGAATTCTTTAATACTAAAGTATCCTTGGTGTTCAACTACCTCGAACGAAATGGAATACAAATACACAAACCAACCTTCGAAGAGCACTTCCATAAAATTGATGGTGAACGAGCATACACTCAGTACAACCTTCGGACAACCACAACACGACCCTCAAATAAATTTAAAAACGTAAACTATGCAGCACTTTCCCACAAAAACGGATGTAGAAAAAGCTTTATCCCAAGCAATGGGGTATTTATTGACATTGATATTAGCGCTTATCATCCTAGCCTGTCTTGTCGCCTCATTGATTATAATTTCCCCTCTGTTGATATTCATAGCCATTTACAAGCTTTATATAAAGTTGACTACGCCAAATCTAAGGAATTAACATTTAAGCAACTATACGGAGGAGTATTCAAGGAATACAAACACCTGGAATTTTTTAAGAAAATTGATATATACGTAAAAGATCTCTGGAGTAAATTTGAAAGCGAAGGGGAGATAACGTGTCCGATTTCTAATTTTGTATATAAAAAGGAAAATTTGGAGGATATGAATCCACAAAAACTTTTTAATTACTTGCTACAAAATTTGGAGACGTCAATGAACGTTCGTATATTATGGGATATGATAAAGGTATTGAGAAATAAAAAGTCTCAATTGGTATTATATACTTACGATTCGTTCTTAATTGACTGGGATGAAAGTGAAAAAGAAGTAATAGAAGATATAAAAAATATATTTACTAAGTATAAACTGAATACAAAAACAAAAGAAGGTTATGACTACGATTTTAAATAATTCTCCAAATACGTATAACACGAACTATGATGTTATAACGTCATTCCAAAACATAGGAGATTTGAACAATAAGTTATTTTGTACCTTCACAAATTTAGAGAATTTAGATTCTTTATTAGAAGAGATTACAAGCAGATACACCATTATATACAATAAAATGTTTGTCCTCGAGATCGTGGGTAAAGATGAATACGTTGTAACTTATAATGTAGACCAAGGAAATGTACAAACAATTCCAGAAAACACTATATTGGTACATAGAAAGAAAGAATCTAATACTTTATATACTATAAACGCCCTTAATGAGTTAATTAAGAAGTTAAATGGTGGTGTAGTAGATACTAAATTCCAGATAGATTGGCAACATTATAGAAATTGTGTTTTACTTACACAACATAATGATTTAAGTCAATTAAACACAAAAATATATAAAATAATCGAAGTATAATTTGGTTCCCCAAAATATAGTTCGTATATTCCGTTACATATAAACAGTTATAATTAAAAATAAGTTACATTATGGATTTAAATGCATTAAAAGCAAAATTGGATACACTCCAATCGAAACCACAAGCTGGTGGAAAAATTGATTACACAACCATTTTTTGGAGACCTACAGTAGGTAAACAACAAATTAGAATCGTACCCTCTACGTATGATACTTCCAACCCATTTACAGAATTAAAGTTCTATTATGGTATTACCAATAAGGTAATGATTTCTCCAACTAATTTTGGGGATAAAGACCCAATTGCTCTCTTTGCAGAAAAGCTTAGAGAAGAGTATACTAAAGAAAATTATGTATTAGCTAAAAAGTTAGATGCTAAAAACCGTATTTTCGTTCCTGTAGTAGTACGTGGAGAAGAAGATAAAGGTGTTAGATTATGGCAATTTGGCAAACAAGTATATGAAGAATTATTAGCACTAGCTGTTGATGATGAAATCGGAGATTACACAGATATAGTAGGTGGTAGAGACCTTACAGTAGAAACAGTAGGACCAGAATCAACAGGTACTCCTTATAACAAATCATCAGTACGTGTTAGATTAAAAACATCACCCTTAAGTGAAGATGCTACTCAAGTAGAAACTTGGACAAATGAGCAACCAAATCCTAAAGAAGGATTATTTAAAATCTATTCATTTGATGAAATGAAATCTGCTCTAGAAAAATGGCTAGCACCAGAAGAAACAGAATCAGATAATGTAAGTGAAAATGCTTTCCCTACAAAATCAGAACCAGCAAAACCTAGTAACTTTAGTTTAGATACTAGTAATGTTAAGAAAAACAAAGCAGATCAATTTGATGCTTTATTTCCTGAAGATTCAACAACTCCAAAAGATGATCTTCCTTTCTAAATATGGCGAAAAAAATATCAAAGTCTCTCTCGGCGGCAGTGTCTGCCGAGATTAAGAGCAAATTTGATTTAAATAAATTTAAGTCTTCTAAAGGTTTAGATAAAAACGTCAAATTTAAGGACCAAAAGTGGATACCATTATCCCCTGCCTTTCAAGAAATAGCAGGAGTACCAGGTATACCAATGGGACATATTTCATTACTTAGAGGACATTCTGATACTGGTAAAACTACCGCTTTACTAGAAGCCGCGGTTGAAGCTCAAAAAATGGGGATACTACCTGTTTTTATCATTACAGAGATGAAATGGAACTGGGAACATGCAGCCCAAATGGGGTTACAAGTTAATCTTATTAAAGATAAAGATACGGGTGAAGTACTTGATTACGATGGTAATTTTATTTACGTTGATAGAGAAACAGTACATACTATTGAAGATGTTGCTGCCTTTATTATGGATTTACAGAATGAGCAGAAAAAGGGTAACTTACCTTATGATCTAGCGTTTTTCTGGGATTCAATTGGATCAATTCCCTGTGCTATGTCAGTTGAAAAACTGAAAAATAACAATGAATGGAATGCGGGTGCAATGTCAACACAATTTGGTAATACAGTTAACCAAAGTATTGTAATGTCTCGTAAAGAATCAGCACCATATACTAACACATTAATTGCTATTAATAAAGTATGGACAGCAAAAGCAGAATCACCTATGGGTCAACCAAAGATGATGAACAAAGGTGGAATGGCAATGTGGTATGATGCTACATTTGTAGTTACATTTGGAAACGTTTCAAACGCTGGAACATCTAAAATTAAAGCAATTAAAGGTGGTAAGCAAGTTGAATGGGGTAAACGTACTAATTTACAAATTGATAAGAACCACGTTAATGGTATTCAGTCAAGAGGTAAAATTGTTATGACCACACATGGATTTATCGAAGACACAGATAAAGACAAAAACAACTACAAGAAGGCACATGCTGACGAATGGTCTAAAATCCTAGGAGGAGGAACTTTCGAGATTGTAGAAGATGATGATGATGTAACACCTGTTCTGTTCGACCAAGCAGACATTTAAAAACCAAACATGAAGCACAAAGATTTATTTAAACTCCTGGATACAGTTCAGGAGCAAGGGGAAGAGCCTGTTTTAAAACGACACGATAGAGTATTAATCCTAGATGGTTTAAATCTATTTTTTAGGAATTTTGCTATGATGAATATGGTAAATCCTGATGGGGTACATATTGGAGGATTAGGTGGGTTTTTCCGTTCTTTAGGTGCTATGATTAGACAAACAAATCCAACATCTGTTTATGTAGTATTCGACGGAGCAGGTTCAACGATAAATCGTAAGAACTTGCTCTCCGAGTACAAAGGAACAAGAAATTTACAAAGGATTACCAATTGGGAAGCGTTTGATAATATTGAAGAGGAACATGATTCAAAAATCGACCAAATTGTACGTATAATTCAATATTTAAAACTATTACCTGTTAAAACCACTATACTCGATAAAGTTGAAGCGGATGATGTTATAGCAGTGTTAGCTGAAAAACTAGTAGAAAGACATAATTCAACTTGTTTTATAGTATCTAGTGATAAGGATTTCCTACAACTAGTAACTGATAAAATTATTGTATATAGACCAATGGAGAAAGAATATTATACTCCACAAGTAGTAGAACAAAAGTTTGGTTTATTACCCTCAAATTTTATTTTATATAAAACTTTATTAGGTGATAATTCAGATAATGTTAAAGGTATTAAAGGTTTAGGTGAAAAGGGTATATTTAAAAAATTTCCTGAATTGAAAACTCACGAATTAACTTTAGATGACATTTTTGACATATGTGCTAGGAAATTCAAGGATCATATTGTATATTCACGTATATTGCAGGACAAAGATCGAATTGAAACTAATTATAAGGTTATGGATTTAAGTATCCCATTAATAGATGAAAGAGGTAAAAAACACGTTAGTGATTTAATTGATGAAGATTTACCGGATTTAAACGCTGAAATGTTTATTTCATTGTATAATGAAGATAAACTTGGAGGGATGATAAGGAATTTAGATATGTGGATTAAAGATATATTTACAAAATTCCCAGTATACAAACAATAATAAAATAAAAAGGTTATATGACACTGCACACGCTTAATCAATATGGAACAGATTTTCAAATAAAAGCGATTTCATCACTTTTAACTCATAAGGAGTTTTTAATTAATATACACGATATTATTAGTGAGGAATATTTTGAAAATAGTGCTCATAAATGGATTATTAAAGAGATCCTAAAATATTATGATAAATACCATACTACCCCTAATTTAGAAACGTTAAAAATTGAATTAAAAAAAATAGATAATGATGTACTTCAAATTTCATTAAAGGAACAATTAAAACAAGCTTATGTAGCTTCAGATGAGGATTTAGAGTATGTACAAGAAGAATTTACTAATTTTTGTAAAAATCAACAATTAAAAAGAGCTTTAATGACATCCGTTGATTTACTAAAAGCAGGTGATTTTGAAGCAATAAGAGGGTTAGTGGACAATGCCCTAAAAGCAGGACAAGATAAAAACTTAGGACATGAATATTTTAAAGACATTGAAGACCGTTATAGAGAAAATACAAGAAAAACTATACCAACTCCATGGGATTTGGTCAACAATATACTACAGGGTGGACTTGGAAGTGGAGATTTTGGTCTTATATTTGGTAACCCAGGAGGTGGTAAATCTTGGTCATTAGTAGCATTAGGAGGACATGCTGTAAGATGTGGTTACACAGTTTTACATTATACCTTAGAGCTTGGTGAAGATTATGTTGGAAAAAGATACGATGCTTTCTTTACAGGTATTGATGTTAGTGATAGTGCAAAACTAAAACCTAAAGCAATGGAACTAATTCCTGACTTACCAGGTAAACTAATAATTAAAGAATTCCCCACAGGACGCGCAACTGTGTCCACAATTGAATCACATATTAAAAAATGTGAAGGAATGGGAATGAAAGCTGATTTAGTTATAATTGATTATGTTGACTTACTTTCATCAAAAAAACAAAATCGTGAACGAAAAGATGAAATTGATGATATTTATGTTAGTACAAAGGGATTAGCTAGAACACTTAACATACCTATTTGGTCAGTATCTCAAGTTAATAGAGCAGGTGCAAATGATGATATTATAGAAGGAGATAAGGCAGCAGGTTCTTACGACAAACTGATGATTACTGACTTTTGTATGTCTTTATCCCGTAAAAAGGAAGACAAAGTAAATGGAACTGGAAGGTTTCATATTATGAAAAATCGTTATGGTCAAGATGGTATTACATATGGTGTAGTAGCAGATACAAGTACGGGACATTTTGAAGTATCCCAAAACTATTCACCATCAGGTGATAATGAAGAGAAAACATGGGCTCCTAGTACTAAATCTAATAGTCTAGATGACACTGATTTTCAAACAAAAAAGAAATTAGCAGAGAAATACAATTCTGCTTTTTTTGATCTAAAAACTTAAATTAAATAAAAACAATTATAAAATGGCAAAAACCTCACTATTAAAAGAACGTATTGTTTATAAACCGTTCGAGTATCAAGAAGCATCTGATTTTTGGTTACAACAACAACAAGCACATTGGTTACACACAGAAGTTCCAATGATGAGTGATGTTAATGATTGGAAACAAAATCTAACAGAAAACGAAAAAAATATAATTGGTACTATTTTAAAGGGGTTTGCTCAAACAGAAACTGTAGTAAATGATTACTGGTCAACTTTAGTTACAAAATGGTTTAGAAAGCCGGAAGTAATTAAAATGGCTGTTACTTTTGCAGCGTTTGAAACAATTCACGCTGAAGCCTATTCTTTGCTAAATGAAGAATTAGGATTAGACAATTTTAGTGAGTTCCTAGAAGATGAAGCTACAATGGCTAAAATATCAGCATTAACTGAAGTTAGAGATTCTCATAATGGTGAAGCAAATTGGCATGAAAGAGCTAAATCATTAGCTATATTTTCAGCATTTACAGAAGGTGTAAATTTATTTTCATCATTTGCAGTTTTATTGTCCTTTAAATTAGATAATAAGCTTAAAGGTGTAGGTCAAATAGTTGAGTGGAGTATTAGAGATGAATCATTACATTCTAATGCTGGATGTTGGTTATTTAGAACCTTATTAGAAGAACATCCGGAATTTAATACACCTGAATTAAAAGCAGATATTGAAGAAGCTGCATTACTATCTTTAAAATTAGAATTAGATTTTATTGATAAAGTGTATGAAATGGGGGATTTAAAAGGATGTCCAAAATATGATTTAGTATCATTTATCAAACATAGAGTAAACACTAAAATGGGTGATTTAGGATATGGTGCTATCGTTAATGGTATAGACCAAGACGCAATAAAAAGAATGAAATGGTTTGATAGCTTATCAGCAGGTAAACAACATACAGATTTTTTCGCAAATAGAGTAACAAATTATAGTAAAGGAGTCCAAAATTGGGACGTAAACGATTTATTTTAAAAACAAAACACAAACAAACCAAAAACAAACAAATTATGACATTAGAATTAAATTTATCACAAGTAGAAGAGATATTAATAATTTTAGAAAATGCAGAATTAGAACCAGATACAAGAAAAGTTTTGTCTATAATAAAGGAGGCAATAAAACAGGAAACAGAAAACCAATTTAATAATGTAGATCGACTATTGGTGAAAATCCAGGAAAATGGGTACAAAAATGTTAAAATGTTAGAAACTTTTAATAAATTACACGAAAATATTAGGGTAGAATCTAAAAAAACAAGGGACAAGTATTTCGATGAAAAGGGTGATGAAAAACCATTTAAAAAATAGGAACCTAAATGGAAAATAACGCACTACAAGTAGATTATAGTAATTGGGAAGCTGGAAAACAATACCCAGAATGGATGGATGAGATTTCATTAGCGACAATTTCTAAAGGTTATTTATTACCTAACGAAACTGTAAAAACAGCTTATAGAAGGGTATCAAATGCCGCAGCTACAAGATTAAAAAAACCAGAACTAGCAAGTAAATTCTTCAAAATAATGTGGAATGGTTGGTTAGGTTTAGCATCACCTGTTTTATCAAATATGGGGACCGATAGAGGTTTACCTATTTCGTGTTTTGGTGTTGATACACCTGATTCAATACGTGGAATCGGTTTAACTAACGCGGAACTCATGAAGTTAACAGCATCCGGTGGTGGTGTAGGTATTTCGTTATCTCGCATTAGAGAACGTGGAGAAGGAATTACAGGAAATGGTAAAAGTGAAGGTGTAGTGCCGTGGGCTAAAATATTTGATTCATCTATTATAGCAACTAACCAAGGGAATGTAAGAAGAGGAGCAGCATCTGTTAATTTAGATATTGAACATGGAGACATTGATGAGTTTTTACAAATTCGTAGACCAAAAGGAGATCCTAATAGACAATGTCTTAATTTACACCAATGTGTTGTTGTAGGTGATTCATTTATGAGAAAATTAGAGGCAAGAGACCCAGAATCAATGAATAAATGGGCTACTATTTTAAAATCCAGAATGGAAACAGGTGAACCTTATATAATGTATAAGGATAATGTTAATAAAGATAACCCAATTGCTTATAGGTTAAACAATTTAGAGGTTAGTATGACTAATATTTGTTCTGAAATTACTTTATTTACAGATGAAGAACATTCATTTATTTGTTGTTTATCTTCTTTAAATTTATCAAAGTATGATGAATGGAAAGATACAGATACAGTTGAATTAGCTACTTGGTTTCTAGATGGGGTAATGCAAGAATTTATTGATAAATCAGCAGGTAAAACATCATTAGAAAGAACATATAATCATGCTCGTAAAGGTCGTGCTTTAGGTTTAGGTGTAATGGGTTGGCATTCATTTTTACAACAAAAAGGATTACCATTTAATTCTATTGCCTCAACATCTCACACTAAAAATATATTTTCCGATATTAGAGGAAAAGCTGAAAAAGCGTCTATGGCCTTAGCTTTAGAATATGGAGAACCTTTATGGTGTAGAGGAACAGGTATGAGAAATACTCACTTATTAGCAGTTGCCCCAACAGTATCAAATTCAGTAATTGTAGGTGGTATTTCAGCAGGTATTGAACCTTTACCCGCAAATATCTACACATTTAATGGTGCTAAAGGAACATTTATTAGAAAGAATAAAGAATTACAGAAAATATTAATTGAAAAAGGAGAAGATAAAGATAAGTGGTGGGATGTAATGTTAGAACAGGATGGTTCTGTACAGGGACTACCGGATAATATTTTAACACCTGAGGAAAAGGAATTATTTTTAACATTCCCTGAAATAAACCAATTAGAATTAGTACGTCAAGCTGCTATTAGACAGCGTTACATTGACCAAACCCAATCTTTAAATTTATCATTTGATGTTAATGATTCACCTAAATGGATTAATCAAGTCCATTTAGAAGCGTGGAAGTTGGGCATAAAGACATTATATTATTTAAGAACTGATAGTGTAATTAAGGGAGACTTGGGATCCAGAATGAGTGATTGCATCTCTTGTGATGGTTAACATATGTATAATAAACAATTAAATAAAAATAATTATGGCAAGAAAAAAATCAGTTAAACCAGCACCAATTAAAAAAGTTGGATTCTTTAAAAGAATCTTTAACTTAGTAAAAAATTGGGTAGTAGGTAATGGTATAGAAGGGTTTTTAGGATTAATTGTAGGATTAATTCTTTTACCACTTGGTTTTAAATTTTACGCTGGTATCGCATTTGGTGTGTTTGCTACGCGTAATTGGGATTTATTCAAAAATTGGGTAAAGGGACTATTTAAATAACAAAAAAAATATTAAAGAGGGGTGCATCTGCACCTCCCTTTTTTATATTTATAAGCAAACATGGTTACAAAAATATAGTGAAATAAATACTAAATATATCATAGCCATATAATGGAAATAATTGGGGCATTTTTAACAGGGGTAGTAGGACCTGTACTTTACTTAGTAGTACAAAAATACTTACTTAAAGAAAAAAATAAGAGTAGGGATATAGTTAAAGAAAATATTACAAGTGTTTCTTTAATTAGTGATGAACTCGAACAAATAAGAGAAGAGTTTAAAGGAGATAGAGTTTGGATTGCTCAATTTCATAATGGTGGTAATTTTTACCCAACAGGTAAATCAATACAAAAATTCTCAATATTTTACGAAGTTAATAAAGCAGGTGTTTCTTCAATTGCACATACTTTTAGCAATATACCCTGTTCACTTTATCCTAAAGCATTTGAACATATGATGGGAGGCAAAGGAATCTTTATCAATGATTATAGGGATCCAAAAGTTGCAACTTATGGTTTAAAAGGAGCAGCAGAATCCGTTGGTACAAAAGCTACATACTTAGTACCCTTATTTACATTAGATGAAAAGTATATTGGAAATATAGGAGTTGATTTCGTTAGTAAGAAAAAACGATTAACTAAAGATGAGTGGGAACACTTCCAAATCAAAGCAGGTAGAATCGCAGGATACATATCAAGTCATTTATCTGCCCCTTGAACTTAAAATAAAACGAGTTGCAACTAAAAAAGTTATCTTATGTTAAATAAATTAAAACAAAAATGGATGGCATTCAGAGATATTTTTAAAGATAGTAACGATATAAATGAAAAAACTGTAGTAGGTTTTGCTTCATTTGCTATTATGACTATATTTGCGATTGTAGATCTAGTTACCGGATACTTTGGAAAAGATTTAGTAATTAATGAATTTATATATGATTCATTTTTATTTATTACTTTAGGTAGTTTCGGTATTGCTGAATTAGGAAAAATATTTGGTAACAAATCTAAAAAATAATATGAAATTAGAAGTCTTAAGATTTAGTTCGGATAGTGATTCTACACTAGGGGCATTATTTGACACTACAGATAAACGTAAATTTTTATGTTTTACTTTAGAGGATGAGTTTCGTGAAGTAAAAATACCAGGTGAAACTAGAATCCCTGCAGGAGAATACAATGTAACCCTTCGCACAGAAGGCGGATTCAATCAAAGATATGATGATAAATTTGGTGAAGAATTTAATAAGGGAATGCTTTGGGTTAGAGATGTCCCGGGATTTGAATATATATTAATTCATATAGGAAATGACGATGACGACTCAGCTGGGTGTCTTTTAGTAGGGGATTCACAAACACAAAATATTACAAAAAGTGGGTTTTTAGGTTCTTCCACGGATGCTTATAAAAGAATCTACCCACCAATAGCAGATGTTTTAGTAAATGGAGGTCAAGTTACTATAACTTACAAGGATTACGCATAATTATTTGGCTTATAGCTAATTTTTTCTTATATTTATCACTATGATAGAAAAAATAAAACAAGGAATGTTTCCATTCCTAATAGCCTTTTCGGCTTTATCAGTTTCAACTTCAGCCGCTTTCTACTCAGTAAGTGGTCTTAGCAAATTATTTGCTGGAGCTTCTCTAGAGGTTATTATAATGGCGGGTTCATTGGAATTTGCTAAATTAGTAACCGCTTCACTATTATACCAATATTGGGATACAATTAATAAAACTTTACGAAC